CGTACTGCCATCGTCGCCGAGGGTGAGAAAGCCCGTGGTCTGGCCCGTGCGCTGGGTGACACTGCATCGGTCAAGTTGGCCAACCAGCTCCAGGCCCAGGCCCTCGCCCAGGAGGACGCGTTCCAGGCCCGCTCCCTGACCAGCATCAACTCCTACTACGCCAAGCGTATCGCCACCGTGCGCGCTGCTGGCCTTGCCGAGGTAGGTGCTGCACAGGCCGGTCTGATGGCGTCCTTCACCCGGTTCGACTCTGTATCCCAGGGCCGTGGTTTCGCGGTGCTCACCACCAATGCCTGGATGGCGGCTATCGCGTTGCAGCAAGCCGACGCTGCCGTGGTCAAGGCCTCCGCAGATCTGGCCGTAGCCGACGCTGCTACTCGCAAGTCCGCGACCGGCTGGCTGGCCCTGCGCAATGCCGTGCAGCTGGCCGGTACTGCCTTCCAGGCGATCCTGGGCATCGCTGCCCGCGTGTTCCTCTGGGCCACCATCATCTACACCGTGCTCGACGCCTTCCACCTCCTGGACGGCATCGGCGGCATCGTGCAGAAGTTCACGGACAAGATCGGCCTCACCTCGGAAGCCAGCCGCAAGCTCGCACAGGCGGAGCGCGACCGGGCGGATGCTCACGATGCAGCTACTGCCAAGTTGCAGGAAGCGATCAAAGTCCTGGACACCTTCATCGACAAGCGTGACGGTCTGATCGACAAGGGCTTCGAGGCGCAGCTCAACGCTGGCCTGGGCGACGCTGACCCGAACGTGCAGAAGAAAGCGCTGGATGACCTCGTGTCCGCAGTAGAGGGCGCCTACGCCAAACTCGACTCCGCCAAGCAGGCAGCCGTGAACCTGCCCGGCATCGCAGATTCGACCAAAGCTGACCTGGACGCCGTGGTTGCAGAGATCGCCGCAGCCCAGACCCAGATCGAGGCACTGCAAACCAAGCAGCGCACGGGCGCAGGCTCGCGCTTCGGTGGCATCGCCGAGAACGGCGCCATCAAGGAACTGCAAAACAAGATCACCGAGCTGCAAGGCGTGCAAAAGCTGCTGGAGGCGTCGGTAGGTAAGATCGGCCCGAACACTGCGGCAGCTACCGACACCGCCGTGGCGAAGACCCAGCAGAACCTGGAGAAGCTGTCTCAGTACGTGAGCAAGGCTTTCACCAATGAGTCTGCGGACGCGTTCATCAAGTTCGTGCCTGACTACATCAAGGCCGTGGAAGCGAAGGAGGCTGCCGACAAGGCGCTGGCCAAGGCCCAGGAGGAGTACACCCAGTCCCGAGGCACCGCCGAAGAGGAGGTCAAGAAGAAGGTAGTTGAAACGTCCCTGACCATGCTGGAGAGCGCCAACAACGTCGTGGCGCAGGTGCAGCAGAACCTCGGTGCGTATCTGGCGCAGATCAAGGCACAAGGCAACCTGGGTGACAACGTGATCGGCTCCCTGGACCGTCTGCCTGAGCTGCTGAATAACTCGCTGCCTCAGCTGTCTGCGCTGCTGCGGATCATGCAGGGTATCAAAGGCACTGCCCAAGGCTTCACCGGGGCTCTGGCGCCTCCGAAGGTCACAGCTCCTACCGGCGATGGCTCCTTCAACCCCGGTGCTAACAGCGGCAAAGGCGAGGCCCGCGCACTGTCCAAGGCCCGCGTGGAGCTGGCCCGTGCCGAGCTGCAAGCGATTGCCAACCTGGAGAAGCAAGGCGTCACCGAGCAGACCGCTGCCCTGGAGTATGGCTACGGCAAAGGCCTGGAGACGATCCAACGCTACTACGACAAGCGCAAGTCGCTGGCCCAGGAGAACCTGGACATCGAGACCCGCTTGAAGACCGACGAGATCTCCGCACTCAACAAGGAGCTGGGTGAGGCCGAGGTAGAGAGTGCCCGCGTTCGGGTCAAAGCCCAGATCGTTAAAGCCGAGGGCGACCTCAAGCTGCTGTCTGCCCAGCGCAAAGCGTTGAACGACACCAACGACCGCGAACGGGCGGACGCTGTGCGCGACTTCGCTGACAAGCTGATCAACCAGCAGAAGACCCTCGTTGAATACTTCGGCGCGGCAAACGACAGTGAGGCATTCAAGGCTTCGCTCGACTCTGCTGCTGCGTCCTACCGTGACTTCGTGCAGAAGCTGCGCACCGAGGCAGAGGGCCAACCTGAGCTGCTGAAACTGGCGGATGCTATCGAGACCCAGGGCCGCTTCGAGGCAACCGAGGCCGCGCTGCAATCAATTGCACGGGAAGCCACGCTGACCTCCGGCCAGTTCGACCTCGTGAACCAGCGGATCGCCATGCTGCGGGATAACGGCACCATCACCGGGGTTCAAGCCTCGGGTGCGTACGCCGAGATCCGCAAGTCGATCATTGCCGTCAAGGAGGCGGAGCTGTCGCGGGCGGAGGCACAGCTGGCCCAGCTCTACGATGCCAACAAGGCCCTGGATGAGCAGTCCCTGAAATACAAGGAGCTGGCCCTGACCGTGGCCGGGTCCAAGCAATCCCTGGAAGTGTTGAAGACGCAAGCCAACGACACCGCCAAGGAAATCAACACCAGCGTCAACGGTGCGTTCAAGCAGCTGTTCGTGGACCTGTCCAACCCAGACGCAAGCCTGATGGACGCGGTGCGCACCTTCGGCTTGAAGATTCTTAGCTCGCTGACTGACGTTGCAGCAGGTGGTCTGGCCGATGCACTGACCCAAGGCATGGGCGGTATGGCTGGCGGCCTGGGCGGGATCTTCTCCTCCCTGTTCGGCGGCGATGGCGGCACCGTGGACACCAAGGGTACTGAGCTGAACCCTATGATCACCAAGGAGTGGGCTGCGGGTACTGGCCTGGGCCTGGGTGGCGACCTCGCCGGTAAAGCAGGTGACGCAGCCAAGGACGCCCCGGCAGGCATCATCAGCCAGGGCCTGGACATGGTGACCAACGGGATCGGCAACCTGGGCAGCACCCTCATGGGCGGTCTGTCTTCCCTGGGCGGGGGTATCGCCAACGTGTTCGGCGGCGGCATCAGCCAACTGATGGGCTTCATCGGCCCGCTGTTCAGTTCCCTGATCGCAGCCATCTTCTCGTCGAGCGCGGCAAGCGGCACCTCCTCGGCTATCGGGGCGGCAGGTTCGGCAGCCATGATGGCACACACCGGGGGTATCGCAGGTCGGCTGACAATGAGCCGTAGCCATAGCGCGATGCCAGCAGGCTGGGCTGTGTATCACTCCGGTGGTATCGTAGGCCAGCGCCCTGATGAGGTCTCCGCTCTGCTGCGTAAAGGCGAGGAGGTCATCACCCAGGACGACCCACGCCACCGCGACAACCTGAGCAAAGATCAGGAGAAAGGCGGCGGTACCCAGAACATCCGAGTGGTGCCCGTTCTCGACCCAGGTGTGGTCACCGATGCGATGTCTTCGTCCCAGGGCGAAACCGTGGTCGTGGCTCACATCAAGAAGAACGCGTCGGCTATCCGCCAAGTGCTGAACATCAAGCAATAAGGAGAAGAGCATGTCTATCAAACTTTGGCCGTTTCGCCCTGACTGGGAGGCTGGCGTTCTTGAACGGCTGGAGTGGCTCACGGACATGATGGCAAGCACGAAAGGGGCGGAGCAGCGCCGCCCCCAACGGCTGACGCCTCGCCGTACCTTTGAGGCCACCTTCCTGCCACACGGTCGCCAACGCTCCGTCTTCGATCTCCTGGTCATGGAGAAGGGTAACGACGATTGGTACATCCCCTTGTGGTTCGACCACGACGTGCTGCGGGAGGACACCCCTGCTGCGCTGACCGAGCTGTACACCGACTACGAAGACCGCGAGTTCACAGCTGGCGGTTTGGCCGTTATCAGGCCCGTCACTTCTGCTGACCATGAACACCACACCTTCACCTACGAACTGGTGCGCGTGGTCAACAGCAAACAGAACCGCCTCGTCGTGGTCCGTGGCCAGGAAGGTACCGTCGCACGCGATTGGCCACGAGGCTCCGAGATCTACCCAGTACGGCAGGCCCGCTTCATGGACCAGCCAAACGTCAGCATCGTGTCTGCCAGCATCGTGTCGACCAACATGAAGTTCGTGGTCACCGAGCCCAACGAGTGGCACGGCGGCAAGCATTATTCGGGCTATGGCGACGCCTACGGGCGCAGCTACGGCAAGTACCGCGACGTTTCCCCGCGTACGCCAGCGAAGAACCTGGGGACGGTAGCGTCTCCGTGGTTTATGCCAGCGTTCGAGGGCATCCGGGTGATGAACGCCGAGCCCGACTACAACCAGGACATGAGCTACACCTACGACCGCCTGCTGAACATCCTGGACAACGAGAACGGCATTCCGAAGTACACCGACAGCCTGGGCTTCGCCACGCCTGCCCAGCAGCACACATGGTTCCTCAATGGCCGCGCCGAGCAGGCTGCCTACCGGACCATGCTGTACTTCCTGCGCGGCAAGGTGAAACCGGTCTGGCTGCCGACCTTCGCGGACGATGTGCAATTGATTGCACCGACCCCGGCTGGCCAGAACTGGATCGACATCAGGAAGATCGGGTACACCGACGGCGGGCGGACCGTGATCAGTCGCCAATGCTTGGCCATCCAGAAGAACAACGGAGAGTGGCACTTCGCTCGTATCACCGGCTGCGCCAACGTGGGCGACCACGAGCGCCTGGAGCTGAGCATGCACTTCCTGGAAGACCTCAACCCGAAGGACATCTACAAGATCTCCTTCATGGCCGTGGCTCGCCTGGACCAGGACGGTATCGAGATCAACCACGTCACCGATAACAAGGGCTTGGCCAAGTCGGTCATCACCTTCCGGGTGGCGCCGAACATTCGCCAATACGTTCCCTGGGCGGTAACTTGGCCACCGACCTGGAGAGCGTGCGACCGCACCTGCGCCCAGATGCCACGCGTGGAAAACATCGTCGGCTTTGGTCTGCCGAACGAAGACTGGAGCATCGAAGACACGATCACCACCACCCAGTACGCATGGCTGTACTACGCGCTCTGCTACTCGCAGAAGTACATCAGCACCGAGACGCTGGAGCTGGATGAGCTGCAAGAGTATTTTGCGTGGGCTCTCGGTGGGCCGTTCGGCGGGAGGCCTTGGGTCTACAACCCGCAGAGCGTGATCAATTCCTTCAACTTCCAGTATTACCTCTGGACCGGGTACAACCGCGCCGCGCAGTTGCAGTTCCTGGGAACAGTCCTGCCCGATAAGTTCTTGGAAGAGATCGCGTCCTTCGATGACAAGAAGCTGTACGACTACTACATTCGCCAGCAGATGTACTGGAGCTACCAGACTTACATGGAGAGCGGGTGGCAGTGCCAGCACCAGAACGTCAAGCTGCACATCCGCAACTGGCTGC